AGCGGTACCTCCGTGCCGCAAGACTGACATGGTATTTTTATTTCACTGAGTTGTGGGCCTGGGTTGCGGTTTGTGATCTCTTGCAAAATGTCTCTACGGTCTTTAAGACTAAGTTTTCTAACATCGTCTAAGCCAAGTACTGGCGCACCGTTGATTGACTCTATGCAGTTTTTCAGAAGAATTGTATCCAATTCTGCCGAGGTTTTGTTGGTCGAAGTTACAATAGCTTTTTGAGTACTTCCTGTAGGAAGCGCTACCACTACTTCTCCAACCTTACAGTTAACTGTAAAAGTATGGTCCCCATCAAGTTTCTTGAGAGGTACATCCTTAATTAAATCAATTTCAAAGACTTGCTCTACGCCACAGCTAGGGCATTCTCCAGGTCCCAATTTAATATCGGAACCAAAAGTTGCATTTCTAATAGCTAGTAGTAAAAGCTCACGATCTCCGGCATACAAAGCATCTAGAAGTTCTTTATCTGCAGGTTGATCACCAATCTTTACGGTAGCTCTTTCTAAAATTGTTAGTAAAGCTTTACCAGGATCAGTAACCTTAGAGATGAGTTCTTCATCAAGTCCTGTTAGTTCTCGTACTTCTGCGGTGGTAATCATTCCAAAAATTGGATCTAATAATCCACCTAATAGTTCAACATCTGTAGCAGGTGGTGGGTTTGTAACGGTCTTTGGAGCGCTACTAGCCACCACCTGATCAGAAGGTTTCATAGCTTTAGCTGCTAGTTCATTTGCTAAAGCCGGATTGTTTGAAGCAGTTATAGTCGTGTCAGTTGTCATATTATTCGCCTTTGTTTAGTTTAACGTCCTAGGAATGTAGTTCCGTCTGCTGATCCTGTTGCTGTGTATCCTGTAGCATATTGTACATCCCAACCTTCGTGAACTAGAGACATCTCTTCCACCATAAGGGTGTTAGCTCCTGCATCTAGGTTGCTGTACGATAGTGATGAGATCCAAGCGTTGTAAACCTTAAAGCGTAGTGAAGTGTGTTGATCTTCAGGGTTTGGAGCCTGAGCTCCAGCACCAGTATCTGCTTGTGGGTTTGGATGGCTTAGTACTTGGATAGTAAGGTCTGCACGGAATCCTTGTCCAACACCAGTTGTTAGGCTTGGGGTTAGAACTGAGAATAGGCGCTTCATCCACTTGATGTTTGAATCTTGTCCCAACATTACTCCCTTAGAGAGAGTGATTGGTGTGAACGCTGATTGACCAGGGATCTGGTGAACGTTAGTGTTGTATCCACCTTCACGATAGGCAATAGGTTCTGTTGTTACACTAAGACCAGAGAGAGAAACAAAACCCATCTTTAGTGGCTTAGCTCCCTTACTCCAATCTGAAGTTGTATCAAATGTGACTAGGAACTTAAAATTACGGACTGGGTCCGTCATTAAGGTGCTTAGTAGGTTTTCAGTTGCTGACATGTTTTCTTATCTCCTTTACGCTGTTGCGTTTCCGGTTAGTTGTCCAAGCTTAATGACAACGAACTCTGCTGGGTACTCAAGAGCAACTCCTACTTCGATGTTTACTCGACCTGCTTGCATGTCTGCAAAAGAGGTTGTAGTTGCATCGCATTTTACATAGTATGCTTGAGATGGATTTGTTCCACGTAGACCGCCTGATTGCCAGTAAGAAAGCAAGAAGCTGTTCAGTGTGGTACGGATTTGAGACCAAAGACGTGAATCATTGTTCTCAAACACTGCAAATGCTGATAGGTCATTCATAGACTTTTCAATGTAAATCAATGAACGACGGATGTTGATATAGCGATTGTTAGGGGTGTTATCAAGTGTGCGACCACCCATAATAACAATTCCTGCACCAGGTACTTGACGGATAGCATTGATTGGATCTACAGATATGTTGATTGCATCAAGCTCAGCGTTAGTAAATAGGTGCTCAGTTGAAACAGCAAGAGCCATAACATTGTTTAGACCAGCTGGAGTCTTGGCTGGACCACGAGTTGCATCAGTAGCAATGTACTGACCAACAACACCAGCACCAGGGGCTTGTAAACGTGTTACGCCAATTCCCTTAGTTGTATCTGGAATGCTATACCATGGGTAGTAAGCTGCCGCAATATTTCCTGTAGTATCTCCAGCAAATACAGCGTATGTAGCGGTTACTTGAGTTTGAGCTGCAGATACTGATAGACCTGAAGGTGTATCAAATACTGTAAAGCAATCTGTACGGCTAGCTGCGTATGAAACAGCATCTCCATGAATTTGAGCTGTTAGCTGACTTGTTGAAGCATACGATGCATCTGGTGCATAAATAACTAAAGGATTATTTACAGAGTCGTAAGTTGACCAAGCAGCTGAGTAATCTGCACGTGCTGGTGTTCCACCATCTGTTCCACCAGCTAATGCTGTAGCAGTAACGGTTGCGGCAGGGTATTTAGAGTTATCAATTCCTGAAGAAGAAACTTTAATAATAGCTGCTGGGTTAGAGTTAATGACTGATAGGAAGTAGTTACGATCTGTTGTTGCCATGCTTAGATCTGTATATGAATCTACAAGAGTAGATGCAGAGTTTCCATTAACAATAGTTGTTTGGTAAACTTCAAGACCAAAACGAGCAGCATTTCCAGCGGCAACAATCTTAACAGCATAGCTTGTAGACCAAGCTCCTGCGTTGATTGCCTGTAAAGTAAATACTGGGTTTGAAGCAACTGTGACTGTAACTGTTGCTGTAGCTGAGGCGCCAGTTACGGCAGTTCCTGTAGCAGCGTTTGTAACAGTAAACTGTGAACCTGAACGTGTCGCAATAGTTACACCAGTTAGGTTAAACGCTGTTGTTGAAAGACCCGTAATAGATACGATCTGTCCAACAGTAAAAGTATTAGTAGCGGTGTATGTAACAGTTCCACTAGCTGCTGAAGCTGCTGTAACAACAGCTGTAGTAGTAGTTGTAGTTCCAGAACCATCAGTGATAGTTAAAGAACCTGCAGTAGCTCCTGAGCCTACTACACGCTTTACATAAAGATTGCGGCCACCATTAGCAAAAAAGTTATAGGCAGCCCAAGTTGTTGGGTATGAGTCATTCAAGCCTCCAAAGGTCTTAAAAAAATCTGACCATGTACTTACTAGTACTGGTGCAGCAGTAGGACCTTGTGGAAGAGCTCCAGCAAACGCACCGACAGCATTGCTGGTATCAGCAGGTGTCACAGTCTGTGGAAGAGCCACTTCTTGGATATAGACTCCGGGACGAGCAAATGTTGCCATTCGGGGTTACTCCTTAGGGTTAGGTTGTTTTCTTAGGTGGGCCAAATTGTTTAGTGATTAAATACCGTAGATTGATAGTTGTACAATGTGTGAACGCTTAGTACTTCGTAAACATCTCCCAATTGATCTGGGAAAAGTTCAGCGCTTACACGGATGTTATAGACATTACTAAATAAACGTTTACCGCCTTCAGTAGTATCTCTTTTGGAAAATCCCAACATATCCAGACGACGGTTTGTATTGTCTTCTGGAATATGGAGCTGTCCAAATCTAAATGGTAGTCTACCAGGTGCAAACAACTTAGCCATAATCTGACGATCATGACGAGGTTGACGAGACCATGTGGAGACTTGGTAGACAAGGTCTACTGGAATAGGAAAATTAACTGGTTGATTTAGAGTTCCATCTTCGTTATAATTTGGGGTAGTACCTTCAGGAGCATAGGTTAGGTCTACTACACCTCTATGAGCCCGTTCTACATCCTCACGAACACCAACTAAATCTAAGGTGATATATGGGTAGCTCTGTTGACGGATATCTTTATCCGGTTGCCCATAGTAAACAGCTACAGGACGTGCTGCATTTCCACCATCAGATACGGTAATGCCGGAGAGCAAAGTCTTCAAGGCGGCATCTTCATTAATAATAAATGGCATTATCTAGATCCTAACATAAAAGTTCTAAGCGCAGGAGCTGGCGGAACATGTTGAGTTCCATACTCTAATGTAAGTACAGCATCTTCTATATTTTGTGGGTATGAGATGGTGTGGTTAGAACCGTCATGAGAAATCATTAAGTTATCTGTGACATCTGAAGGCCACCCATATGATGAGGCATGGGAGCGAAGATTCTTTGTGTATTCTTTAACTACTTGCTTCTCTGCAGCAGTGATTATGGAGTTTAAGGTTTTTTTAAAACTAGCCACGGTTACTGAGCCATTTCGATAGCAAAAACCCTGCAGCTAAACCAACAATGATTTTCTTACCACCATTTTGGTCAAGGCTGGATAAGCCACGAACGAACTCCTGTTTATCGGCATCAGTCTCTTCACGAGCAAGCCGAGTAGCTAAATTAATCATAAATCCTCCATAGGAAGGCGCAGGGTGTTACAAGCAGGGTTCCGGATTACTCCGGCGTCAATAGCAATCATAAAGCAAAAGAGCGCCTTTCGGGGCTCTAAAGCTTACTTCTTTTTAATCTTCTTGGCCAGAGCCTTGTCCATCTTAACGTCTTCTTTAGCTGATGGCTTCTTCTTATCCATTTTCTTGTCAG